CTTTAAGCCAAGTAGTCATGTACTTGGGATTGAGCGTTGCCATTGTAGCGCCCATTGCAGGCAAGGCTTGTATCATCATTGCCGAGAAGTCCATAGCGGCTTTAGTTCTCAGCACTCCTGCTACTTCTGCTGTAAACTTCAAGAATGAATTGCTCCTGGTGTCCCAGAAGTAGTTGACTGTCCGTGCAATCTCCGGCGGTAACGCCCAGCCTCGGAATGCGGGATGGAATAACTGCTGCTCGCCGAGCTTCGCCGTGGGATGAGTCATCTTTTCGAGGTTTGCCCGGATAGCTTCAAGTTCTGCCTTGCGCTCGGCGGATGTCCGCACGACTGGCGGTATCTCGTCGAGGATGGAAGACACGGGTTTGTATTCTACTGATCCCACTGGCGGCCTCAGCAACTCTTCCTCAGTCGGCAGCGGCTTCTCTGTTGCCCATATCGGTCTGCCTTCTTCCGATGTCGGCAGGTTCACACTCTTGCGGTTGACCGCGTTCACCGCATCCCTCATGCCCTGAAGCTCTGTCTTGCGGACTACAGCATCGTCTATAAGCCCTTTCAAGTCAGTTATCCGGGCACGGGTGGCTGCGATGTTTTCGATATAATTGATGAATTCCTGCTCGGTCATGTGGAAGTGCTCAGCCAACTCGTCCAGAACATACTCCCACCTGACACGGCCTTCGCCCTCTAGCCCGGCAGTGATTATACTACTCGGTTTCAACTCTCTGCCCATGAGCAGGAGCTTTGCTTGTTTGGTCGTGATGGTTTCCGGCCACTCGCCCGTTTTTGATAGCAGGTTAATCAACCCGGAGTGAACTTCTACCTGTTTGTAAACGGTCTTCCCGGCCTCTTTGGTTGCTACTTTGTCTATAACTCTCTTTGTGCCGGTTAGGGTGCGGTAAGAGGCAACTAAGTCCTGCTCCAAGAATTCCTTCAAGCCCTGAATCTCTTGGCTCATCTCGCCCGCCATGCGGTCAAGCTCGGCCATCTTACCCTCGAAGGTATCGAGGAACAACAGGCGGTCATCGTAGGCCATCGCCTCCATGGTCTTGGTGAAGGTCTCTATCGATGGCACCGCAACTTCGCCTGCGGCCTTGGCTTCCGTAGTGGGTGCGGCTTCCTTCGCCGCAAGCCTTTGCTGTAGTTCCTTTATCTGGTCCCAACTCTTTTGCAGATAGCCCCTAACCGCCTCGTCCTCAATAGTGGCCATCCTCGTAGCGGCACGGAAGCGCCTGCCCAGGTCGGGGAACTCCCGCTCGATCCTGTTAATGATCTCTGGCTTGATTGTGGCGCCGCGTGACGCCGAGCCGAGTACTGACTTGAAGTCTTTATAGACGGGGTTTTCGAGTGATACCCTGACGCCGGAGAGATTCTGCACCAGCTCCGCCATGCGCTTATCGGCTATCTTTTTGATGCCCTGCTTGACGTAGCTCTCTACAAGGACTTCGGGGTTCCGTGCGTATGCGATGGCCTTGGCTACGTCCTCGGTCACTTCGCCGATAGTACGAGTCTTGGCGAAGCTCGGGATCCGCCCGATCCTGCCTTTCATACCAAGACCGGCGTTCCTGTTCACGTCCTCAACAACGCGGTGGATATAGTGTTCAAGGTCGGCAACTGCTGTCTTTTTGATTACTATGCCTTCTCTGGACATCATCCTGTAGATGTCGTCGAGGGTCGAATGCACAATGGCGATGTATTGAAGTTGATCGGGGTTGAGTTTATATGCGGTTGGATTCTCAAGTATTCTCAGGATCGCCCGGCTCTCGCCTGCGTGTCCTGCTTCCGTCCGGATCGTCCTGCTGATTCCGTCTTTATCTAGGCCAAAGAGCTTTATCGGATTATAACCGCCTTCGACAGCTCTTAGTACCTGTTTTATCTGATTGGCCGTGCTCGTTCCCATGCCGTAGAGCGTCTGAGTATATAGAGAAATCTTTCCTATCTCGCCCGATACTTTCGACCAGGCCGCAGTAGTGCCAGCGATCAGTTTGACGTTCGGGGTGAACCTGTAAGCCTTCTCGATCAATCGCCCTACGCCCGGAATCTTTATGGCTGTCAGGGCAAACTTTCGAGCTGGTGACTCGGCAAACATTTGCGGAGCCAGCTCGTCATAGGTTGGCAATCTCACAAATACATTCTTCGGCTCTGGAATAACCGTCCTTGCCCAATCCTGCACAGCGGGACGAATGGCCAAATCTGAGATATCCCTGGCAAATGCCTCGCCTGCTGCGCGCTCGGATGCTGCTATTGCTAAGTCGCTCTTGATACTAACACCAGTAAACCAGCGGGAAGCGGCGCCAGCTCCTTTGAATGGTAAGCCTATAACTCTACCCGGAGCCGCTTCGACAAACTGCACAAGCCTGGCCGTCGTCTGCGTGATCTCGGTCAATGCTGGCACTTTGGAGAATACCTCGCTTAACTGAACGGCGCGTTCAGCGCCCTTGAATACAGCAGTGCCAGAGATAAGCCAGATAGGGTTTACAAGAGATATAGCAAACTTTCCCCAGCCGCCACCCGGCGCGTGCCAATTTGCATAGACTTGCTGAGCTTCGTCGGTAAAGCATGACGTCCAGCCGTACATGTCATAGAGCCTATTGAGATTATCGACATATACCTTGTCCTGCTCGCTGCCGCCGATTCTAGCTACAATCTCAGCTACTCGCTGCTCAGTCGATGCACTTACAAAGTTAATGACGCCCTCTACGCCTCGACCTATCGGGCAAAGTAGGTTTTGATATAGCCAATTTTGAATCGCCCCGCCGACACCTAGTGTTGACGCCCTTTCCTTAGCCTGTTGAGTGGCATAGTCGGGGAACATCTGCTGCAAGTCCTCATCCTTATAACCGAGATATTTCAGGGCAACAAAAGCGTCATCGATCATTAGTGGACCCTGCTCAGTAGTTGTCTTAGTCTTAAAGCCTTCCATACCCACATTCCAGAGCCCCTGTATGAATGCCTGGCTGTTCTCAGGTGACTGAAGCGCCCAACTGAGTATCGTCTCGCCTGTCACATCGGCAGCCCGCATCTCGTCAGGCCAATCGACAGCGCCTATAACTTCGCTAATTCCGCTCAGAATCGGTTCTATATTGCGATCGATGACGTCCTGCACGTCCATGCTCTCTTCAAGCTCGTCCTGCGTGAACGTCGTGCCGTCCGGTGCCGTGTAATTGCCGCTGTCGTCGATCTGCCAGCCGTCCGGGTCAACCATGCTGAAGCTGATATTTCCATCCTCACCTATTTGTGTCCATACAGACCAGCCTTCCGGTACTTCCAGCCCGTATGCCGCCGCCTGCTCCGCGGTCATGGTGATAGGCTCATAATACTTGGCCGGGTTCTGCGTGTACTCTATCGTCTGCTTGATAGTATCGAGTATGGTAGACATATCCTGCATATCGGTCGTTTGAAACATATTAGCAATGTTCTCATGCAGTTGCCTCAGTACGTCGTCAGACAGTCGTATATCGGGCGAAGTAGTCGTCATTCAACCCTCACTATTGTTGTCTGGCTCTTACTACCATTGAAAAATATTAACTGCGCTATTGGAAATTCAACTTCATCGTTTGGCTGAGGCTTCATACTGTTTATCAATACAGAACCCTTTGCCAACCACCGCCTCATTTCGCTATTCGAGGGTAGACCGAGCATGCTGCCCTCTTTGGAACCCGGCATAATTCCGTTGGCTTTGAGATACTTTAAATATTCAAAGGCTGTCATCTCTTGATATCCCACCTTGTTTGAAGAATAGGCAGTTTAATGCCGGGTATATTGTCTAGTTCTCCGCCAGCCTTCAGCTCCATGAAACGACCAAAGAAGTCAGGCACGGGGCTGGCAATCTGCTGGGTACCCATGGTGCGAGCCTGCTTCAACATGCTCAGCATCGTAGGCGCAGTGGCTGACTTATCGGGGTTGGCCATCTTCATGATCTGAGCGTTTAAATCCTTGACGGTAACTATCTTCACTTCTTCTGACCTCTTGCCGGTTTCTTCCTACCCTGCGATTGCTCTAACTGAGTGGTGAAGGCTTCGTTGTCCGTGGGCGGCATCTCGGCGCCGAGCGGCAGTCCGCTTGCGCCGGTATCAGCGCCGGTTTGGGTTGCGGTTTGGTCTGCTGGCAGAGGGGTTGCTGTTGGTGTTTGCGGTAGCGGATTGCCCTTGATATCAAGGCCGATGGCTTTCATGATTAGTGTGGCCTCGGCGATCTTCGACTCTGCGTCGTCTCCACCCAACTTCTCGGCGTCCTGCAACATGTGCTTTGCCGTCCTGTAGAGCTTCAGTGATGGCACCAGGTACTCTGTCTGCTCTTCCTCTACCCTGCGCATCTCTTCCGTGGGGTTCTGTAAGTGCATGATGTCCTGGAATATCGACTGCTGAGATAAGCCCACAGCCTTGGCCGTCCGTGCTGCGCTGAGGTTTGCAAGGTTCTCGGCCGGCGCTACCGCTGAGAATCTGAATGAAATCGTGTAATCGCCTGACAACAGTTTTTTGGTGTAGTTGATATCCTTGCCGTTGGGACTCTTGAGCTTCAGCGAGTAACTGCCTGCAATGAACTGGTCGATCAGCAGCTTCGCAAGCTGGCGGTATATCATACTGATAGCCTGGAAGCGTGGCAGGTAGATGGTGTCTTTATGCCCGGCCAGTTGCGTGATAGCCACTGCCGATAGCGGGAAAGTCAGGTTGCCAAAGTCTATATTCGGCAGTCCGCCGCGCTGAATCTCAGAGTCGATGATGCTGTAGAGGAACGGCGCACTATTCGAGATGTCGCGCACGGGCACCAGATATAACTTGTCATTCTGCCCGGTAAACAGCATAGACCCTGACTCATACAGATTTTTCAGCTCGACGGTATACTCCTGGGCTTTCTCCTTCGCTACCTTCTTGTCCGTCGCCATTTGCAGGGGAGCCCGCCAGCCCTGCACGTTAATGGTCTGTAAGATTGTCAGGATCGTGTCCTTCTGGTCGTAGTGATTGCGGTTAGCCTGATAGATGCTCTCGCCGAAATACTTCAGGTCGTCACTAAGCATCGGCGTCAGCGCCACCGGCTGCAATCCGAAGGGGGGCTTGGCGATCCCCGTATCGTTCTTGCGTTCCTCTACTACTTCGGCCAGGTCGCCGGCTAACTTTTGGAAGAAGATAATATTCAATTCGGCGTCGTAGTAGTCGTGGATATACCCGCCGTCTGCGGGCACATCGAATCTGCTGCCGATGAGTTTGCCGTATTCATCGTCGATCTGCGCCTTGGAGCGTTTGTACTTCGGCGCTCCCCACAGCAGTCCGTCTTTGCCCATGTCGTAGTTGAATAATACGATGTCGTTCGGGATTACATCGAAGATGGGAGAGCCCGATGCGTCTGCGTAAACGAGCCCCTTTGATACCAGCCAGCCGTCGAGACACGCATAGTTCACAAGCGACTGATGCAAGGGCAGCAGGCCTTTCGTTGCCAGTTTAATATCGGCCTGCTCAAACATGTAGTCAATGAAGGCCTCGATCTCGCTCGCCGTCTTGTCCGGCAGGTTCCTGCCCTTTACTACTGTCTGCCGAGCAGCTCCACCAAGGAAGCTCATACTCTTGATACCGAACACTACGGGGTCGTTCGAGGTAACATTAACCACGGTCTTCAGCGGCTTATTGTTCTTGTCCTTCAATTCGAAGAGTTTACCCATGAATAATTCCCGGTCTGTCTTAACCCGGGCCCGTAGGCTGGTTAATCGAGTGTCACTGGCCTTGATTGCGTCCCATGCTTTGTTGCTTTTATCGCTCATCGACTACCTCACACACTGATAATTACAAACGGATTGCTCTCCGCTACTGTCTCCGGCGTGAAGGTTTGGAGAATTCCCCTTTCACAATCCATTAAGTGATATTTTGCCTTGCTGTCTATCTTCTCTGTCGGTTGGCTACGGTCATCGAGTTCCCGGCTATAACTCTGTTTTTCATCGAGGTATTGCTTAAGGTCCCTGAAGACCATGATCTTATTGAGTTTATGTAGGGCATAGACCCGGTTGATACCAACCTCAACGTCCGTTATCCTCGGTTCCTCTACCGGCCAGCCATGCGCCGTCATTTCGCCACGCCAGCCAGACTCTTGATGTGAGCCGCCAGATCGCTTGACAACGTTGTGCCCTTTGGTGCGCCGCTTGCATTCCTCTACGATTTCATATGTTGGCATAGGATGGCCTGGCTTGAACTCATCTACCGCCCATATCAAGCCCGTTGTGGGATCAACCGCGTAGAACATCGCAGCCGGGTTGCTCCCCCCAAAGTCATGCCCAACATACCATAGCCATGACTCAGGTATTGGGAACCTATCTTTAACACAAGTGAGCTCGTTAAATACGTCGTATATCACGCCTGCTGGCTTGGCAAACCTGCCGCGATAGAACATGTCGAACTTCCACGCCGGCAACGTACTTCTAGCCCTTTCATATTCCTCTTTGGGAAATACGGGGTTGACCGTCGAATCGGATTGGAGGACATCTATCGTTTTATCGCCGTTGGCCCATCGATCATGAACTTCAGCCTTGAGCCAGCCAAGGGTGTATAACGTCGTGCCTATAAGTATCCGCCCCTGTGACAGTGAGAGTCTACGCAACACTGCATCCCATGTACCAGCCTGAAACTGCTTTTGTCCGGCCTCATCGAGCACAGCGCCGAGTGCAGTGGCTGACTCAATCGATTCGGGGTTGGTGGCCGAGAAGAATATGATTCGACTCTTACCATCATGAGAGGTGATAACCTTCAGCCCTTCTCGTGACTCGCCGTACGTCCCCCAGTTTAACAACTCACAGAAAACTTTCTTAAACTCTGGCAGCAATTTGAGCCCGAGTAGTGGGAATGTAGCAGTGCCGACGATCCAGTCGCCGTATCTGCCTTGTTTGGTTGCTAAGTTGATCTCCCTATACAACCAGTCGGGTTCGAAGCAGGTCTTACCCCACTGCGTACCGGCTAGTATTGCGACAATGCGAGCTGTTGATCTCCATGCCCACGACTGGCCGGGGTGAAGATTCAGATTGTATATGCCACCAACAACCTCGCGATATGGCTTAACCTGAGAGGTTGACATGTATCTCCTTGATCTCAATTGGTCCACCGCCCCGTCCGGTGAACTCATGCTTATCAGCATAGCCGCACTCATTCTTCATGAGGAATATCTGAGCTGCTACATTAGGCGCTTGCCCGGGGACGATGACGGGGTTACCTTTGCCATCTCGTACGATCTTGCCGTCTTTCTCCCGCAGGATTATAGGGTCAATACCCTCAGCTGACTTGTGCATCTGCCGGCGCAGACTTATCTTACCCCCGGCCTGGTTCTCATTGTAGTATTCCTTGAACGTCATACCCCAGCGACCCTTACATCGGTCTAAAAGGCAATCAGCAGAGATGCCAAGCCATCGGCAAATCTCTTCCTCGGTGGCATGGTCAGCGCACATTCGCGCTATGACCGCCCAAACGAGCGGCTTCAGTGGCGGGCCCGACCCGATAGGATTCTTTTCAGTTTTCTCTTGTCCGTTTCCGGCTACCTTCTTAGTCATGTTTTACTCTCTTTGCTTTCTCCTTGTCCTCTGCTGTTCGCACGAATGCCAGCGTCACGTCCTTACCTATACGCCCAACGTAGAGATTATGCTTGAGCCCGCACTGGCAGCACTCATGCCGATATAACCCTTCGCTGTTCTTGTTCGGGATATGGACTCTGCGCTGTTCACCGTCGACGAGCTGCTTAACCACGATCATCGCCTCAACTGCGTCACATCGATTAGAATGCCCACCTCGATCGCCTCAATAAAGGCGCAGGGCAACGCAGCGTCGCCCGGAGGCAGGATATCGATGCCGAGCCGGAGCGGTACGTCATGCACAAGCTGGGTGCAAAGCAATCCTTTATTGCTCATGTAGACGTACATGTCCCTGGCTGTGACAGTCTTTAGGCGGTAAATCGCTCTCAAAGAAGCGTATTCGATTACAGCGATACCGGCCAGCATCCGCAGGATCGAGGGATAGCCATATTGCTGACGCCCGAACATCGAAACCTCGTCGATGATAAACTCACCGAGGTCTCGATTTGACTTGTTAATCCTGAACACTCT